GCCGGGAATGGAAGGAACTGAGATGAAAGAGATTACAATTCTTCCAGACGAACAGTATGGGGGACATTGGATCGAAACGGACACGAAGACTTATTATTTTTCACAAGGGACCACACTTACTCAGGTGTTTGATATGATGGCGGAGGATGAGGATAATGTGGGAAAACATTAACGGTGAATACATTTGGATTGACAAGGAAATGGGCTGGGAAGAGAATGAACGACGCAATTCTGTTGGTTATGATCAAGTTTGTACTTGTGGTGACGTGCGGAATCATGGTCGTAGGCTTACTGCGAGCGGGGTTGCTTTCGGTGTCACTGGGGGTATGATTGCGGCTAAGGCCGTGCCTAGGATTGGGAGTTGGTTGCTATGGATTGCGGGCCTTGCTTTTATTGCGATGGTCATATTGTAAGCGTTCCTAACATCTTCAGGGTTAGGAAGTATAATAACTCCCTGGATTATCGCACACATAATGTGATTCGGTATGACACAGTGCACACGCACACATTTGTATACCGAATGATGCGAAGCATCGAGGAAGTTGTTGTTAGGGTAACCGATTCTGACATTGTTGCTCAAAATGATCGGTTAGGAGCATATAAATATATGCGCTTTCCATCATCCACACATATTGAAAATATTGTGTGCGAAATGCTTACTAAACCCGATTCATTGGTTGTTTTAGACACTAATCCTGACTCGGTTGAGCAAACACTCTTTTAGATTCCCGGCTGGGCGGGTAATACCAGAATTGAACTGAACTGAAAGTAGCCATAAGAAAGGAAATCATCATGGCTGTTGTTTACTCTTCTCTCTCTGACGACTTCGCTGGCAAGAAGGCTTTCTTCACTGCTCAGAACTCTGCTGTTTCCTTCAAGGAACTGCGTGGCAAGAAGATTGAGATTAAGGATATTGTTATCACCGAGGATGACGCGGTTGACACGGATACTGGCGAGGTTGAGACTCGCCGGGCTATCACAGTGATCGACAAGGATGGAAACGCTTACGGCACTTCGTCTCAGACTGTTGTGGCACAGATTCAGCGGCTGGTGGATATTCTGGGTGATGTTAAGTCGTGGCCGGAGCCGGTGGCTGTCGAGATTGGGTCCGCGAAGTCTGGGCGTGGGCGTGAGTACACGACTGTGACGCTGGCCTGAGTGGTCCTGTAGGATACTAGTTGCCCCCTGTCCCCTTAGGGGGCAGGGGGTGATTGGTTTGGTTAAGTCTCATTGGGGTAAGCATTATCGGTCGTTTAAGCGTGGCGCGAAGCATGTTCGGAATACTGCGTCTGAGATTCGGGATTTTGTTGGTGGGCTTGATTTTAGTCCTTTGCCAGATACTTTGTCCGAGGAACAGGGCAAGGTTAAGGTCAAGTTTGCTAAGGCGAGCGCAAGGGAACAGCGTCGTTCCGATTTAGATAGGGCGCGTGATTTGTTGCAGGTTGAGCGCGATCGCGCTGTTCGCAAGATGTATAAGATGGCCACTAGTGACGATGGTGCGGATATTCGCGGATCGAAATATGACCCTTTGGGTAAGTCTAGTATTGGTAAGGTGACTTTGAAGAATGCGGCGCGAGAACTTGAGCGTCTTAGCGAGTTTAATAATTCTGATAGTGTTTGGTATTATAGTGACCGCAAAGGTAATCCCATTTCTGCTAAAGATGTTCGTCGCTATCGCGATGCTGTGCGACGCTATAATGAGGATATAGATAATTACGAAAAGTCAATATCCGGCACGACACTCCCCTCACTAGGAGATGCAACTGTTGGAGATTGGATTAGAGATTTTCGGCCTAAGAAGACATATCTTTCCGGGGGTTCTCATTATGCGCTCGAGAGAATGAATCCTGATAAGCGCACGATGAATTTCGAGTCTGCCGAAGCAATGCGCGAGAAGACAAATCAGGTATTGCGTGACATTACCGCTAAGGGCAAAGCAAATAAACTTACTAACGCCAAGAAACAGATTGCGGCAATGTTGGACACAATTGGCGATCCGGAATTGTATGACATTCTGACCGATATCCCTGATGACGTGCTGTGGTTAATGTGGACTGTAAATAGCGATTTCGCCAATCAGTTGTCACTTCAATATGAGGCCGCTAAAGAAGGATATTTTGAAAAGCGTCGCGCGGGATACGATTTGTATTATGAAGATGTGGAAGATTCTAATTCTGGAATTAAGAGTCTCTTAAAAGAGATTCATTCTATTCAGATTAAACCGGAGGATGATTTTAGTGGTTCGCCAATCAACAAGCGTAGGTCCCGTAAGGGCCGGCGCTAGGCGTAGCCATAAGAAAGTTCCTTCGTTTTGCGCCGATTTTGAGACGACGACGGTTGAGGATGATTGCCGGGTATGGTCCTGGGGCATTATCCAGGTGGGAAAACTTCAGAATTATGTGGACGGAACTACGCTTGACGGTTTTATGTCCCACATTGCCGAGCGAGCCTCACACATTTATTTTCACAACCTTGCTTTTGATGGCACATTCATTCTTGATTGGTTGTTGAAGCACGGATATAAATGGGTTAAAGATAATCCGGGCGCTAAAGAATTTACATCTTTGATTTCAAGGATGGGTAAGTATTATTCAATTACAGTTGTTTTTGAAACAGGATATAGGGTTGAATTCAGAGATTCATTTAAGAAATTGCCAATGTCGGTCGAAGCAATTGCTAAAGCATTTAATCTGCATGACCAGAAACTTGAGATTGATTATGAAAAGCATAGACCAATAGGTTATATTCCAACATATCAGGAAAAGCGATATCAACGAAATGACGTAGCAATTGTTGCGCAAGCGCTTGAAGTTCAGTTTGAAGAGAAGATGACTAAACTGACGGCGGGTAGCGACTCTCTTGCAACATATAAGAAGATGACAGGGAAATTGTTTATTAGGCGATTTCCTATATTGTCACCTGAAATTGATACAGAAATCAGAAAAGCATATCGCGGCGGATTCACATATGCGGACCCAAGATTCTCTAAGAAACTGAACGGCGAAGGCAGTGTGTATGATGTTAATTCGCTTTATCCTTCGGTAATGCGAACAGCACTACTCCCCTACGGAGACCCAATCTATTCTGACGGAGCACCTAGGACTAATCGCCCTCTATATATTGCGTCAATCACGTTTACTGCGAAGTTAAAGCCAAATCACATTCCTTGCATACAGATTAAAAAGAATCTTTCATTTAATCCCACACAATATCTTGAGGAAGTAAAAGAGCCCACGACGGTGGTGGCAACGAATATAGACATTGAATTATGGAAAAAGCACTATGACTTTAAAATCTATTCTTGGAATGGAACATTTGAGTTTAGGGGATCACACGGGTTTTTCGATAATTATGTAGACCATTTTATGGAAATTAAAAAGAATAGTACAGGGGGACTAAGACAAATCGCAAAACTACACTTAAATAGTTTGTATGGAAAGTTTGCAACTAATCCTGATATTACAGGGAAACATCCTACATTAAAAGATAACCGGGTATCCCTAGTAATGAACGAACCTGAAATGCGTGATCCCGTTTACACACCGATGGGTGTTTTCATTACTGCATATGCACGCAAGAAAACGATTAGCGCAGCACAAGATAATTATGAAACATTTGCATATGCAGATACCGATTCACTACATCTGATTGGTCCCACCACTCCCCCAGATTCGTTGTGGGTCGACCCTGTAGAACTGGGTGCCTGGAAGCATGAGAGTTCCTTCACAAAGTCTGTCTATATTCGTGCAAAGCAATATGCGGAGGAGATTGATGGTATACTTGATGTACACATTGCGGGGATGCCCCGCAACGTCGCAGCAACATTGACTTTGGATGATATGTTGACTGGCGGCACTTGGAATGGTAAACTGATTCCTGTAAGGGTTCCGGGGGGAACAGTCCTCCGAGACACAACATTCACATTGAAGATTGATTAAGGTTGGTAATCATGGCACGTCCTGTTTCTACTAAGGCTACTGTTAAGTTCCGTCTTGAGAAGAGCGTTATCGCCGATCTCGAGGAGATGCACTGGACTCTCCGCAAGGATGTTTCTGAGATTGTTCAGAATGCGATTATCGAGCATATCTCAAAGAAGGCTCCCAAGTCCGCTAAGTAATTTCTGACTAATTGCCGGGGAGCAACCTAATGAACTGGGCCCGGCTTAGTTGGGTAGCAGCCCTCGAGATTGCTTTCGGATGATTGGGTATTTATGGTAGGCTAGGAACGTAGGTTCCTAGCCTACCGTTTAGGAGGAATTATGGCACTAAGTGACGCTGAGAAGAATGCACTTAAGGGTATGAACCCTGATGGTTCCTTGATGAATGAGGAACAGCGCAAGGCGAATAAGGCTAAGGTCGACGCTAAGAATGCTGAATCCGTTAAGCAGGACAAGGCGGAGCACGGTGGCCGGCCGCTTACTGAGCGCAGGACCGAAGGTGACCCGCAGCAGTCTATGGATGACGCTCAGACGCGAAACAAGGCGGCCCAGAACCTTACTCCGCAGCAGCGCGAGGAATCGGGGATGACGGGTAATGATGTCTTCGATCCGGGCGACAGTGACGGTGACAAGAAGGCTGTTTCCCCCGACGATGGAAATATGCTTGAAGGGTCCCCTAAGGACTCTGCTGACGTTGACCACTTCAAGGACACCAAGGCGGCTTGGAAGCATCTCACGGATGTTTTCGGCGAGAAGGTTTCTGCTTTACAGGCGGAACTTGAGAATCGCCTCGGCAACGAACTCACACCTACCGAACGTGAGACGGGTAACCCGTTCGCGGGGGACGATGTTCCGGCGTCGAAGGAGATGACGCTTGATGATGTCAAACAGGCGGCCGAGAACACGAAGGACGATGCTAAGGCAGTGCTCAAGGGTGTGGGTGACGTTGGCGGCGCCGCCCTTGATCTTGGGGGAGCCGCGGCCAAGGACGCGGGCAATGCTATAGTTGATGGTATGGGCATTGATCGTAAGGCTGCTGCAAGTACTGGAAGAACACTTGCGGGTCTTTCGGGATTGTTTTCTAGTAGCGATTCGGGGAACGATAAGGTTCCGGATTCTAATTGGAAGCCTAAGTCAATTAGCGAACTTTTTAAGGGGAATTGATTATGCCGCAGTTGCGTGACGACACTTCAAATATTGATATTCTCAACGCTATCCGAAGCGATGCGCGTTACGACTATCAGAATATGGTTCCCGAAGCCACTAAGGCAAACATTCAGGAAACCATTGCTGGAATCATGTCCGACAACATTACTCGCAACGAGTTTATGTCGTCTCTGATTAATCGCATCGGGTCTACGATTGTCCGTGATATTTCTTGGAAGAATCCGCTTGCGGTATTCAAGCAGGGCATGATGAACTTCGGTGACACTATCGAGGAAGTTCACCTTGACTTTATCAAGCCCACCATTTATGAGGAACAGCGTGATTACCTCGAGCGTGACGTGTTTGGGCAGGCTCCTCCCCCTTCGAAGAGTGCTTTCCACACGATTAATCGCAAGGAGAAGTTTAAGATCACGATTAATCGTGACGTGCTTCGCCGTGCATTCCTTTCAGATAATGGTCTTTCTGAGATGATCTCTCAGATTATGGCCGTGGCCGCTTCGTCTGACCAGTGGTCTGAGTTCCTTAGCATGACGAAGTTGTTTAAGACTTTCGATGATAAGTATGGTTTTTACCGCATGCAGATTCCTGACCTGAATGCGCTTGAGCCGGATAAGTCTAAGGTTGATGCGGCGCTTAAGGCGCTGAGGGTTGCTGCGAATAAGATGCAGTATCCCACGCCGGCCTTTAATACTGCGGCGGTTCATTCGTTTGCTCGCCCTGAGGACTTGGTGTTGATTGCGACGCCAGAGTTTAAGGCGAACGTCGATGTGACCTCCCTGGCTGCGGCATTTAATCTCGACCACGCCGATGCTCCTTCGCGGATTATCACGGTCCCGGGCGAGGCGCTGGGGATGGCTGATACGTCAGCCATTCTGACTAGTAAGCAGTTCTTCGTGATTAAGGATATTCTTCTTGAGAACCGAAGCATTTCTAATCCTGAGGGCCTTTATGACAATTATTGGCTGCATCACTGGTCGGTTATGAGTGCTTCGCCGTTTACTCCGGCTATTGCGTTTGGCACTAAGCCGAACACGGTTGTGGTGACGCCTAAGCCTGAGACGAACGCAGAGATCTCAGACATTGTGATTACTAAGCCTGACGGCAAGACGTCGACCATTATGTCTCAGGGTTCCGTTCGCCAAGCGTCGATTGCCTGGAAGACTCCGCCTGCCAATAAGGGTTACGCAACCGATTGGTACATTAAGAACAGTAGGTCCAAGGGAACAAAGATTTCTAATGATGGTGTTATCACTATTGGAACAGATGAGCCCAACGCATATCTTACTGTTGGCGTAAATGTTGACACCAAGGGAGCGAACGGCAATAAGCCCGTTAATAAGGAGATTACAATTCAGGTAACCAATAACGCGTGAAAACAGACAGAACCGGGCGTCTACTAAGGCGCCCGGTTCTGCTATGCTTGGACTTGAAGGAGGATGATTGTGTCTGAGATTTATGCTATGCCGCCGGAGACTCGCGCGGGTTTGTCGTTTGATTATTCTGTGTGGTCTGCCGGTTCGGTTATTACCATGGTTAATGTTCCTTTTGATAATACATACAGGGACATTGTTGATTGGGAATCGTATGGGCACACACCTTACGCTTATGTTAAGTCTTTTAACAACCTACATAAGGTTGAAATTAGTCAGATGACTTATCTTGCGCAGGGTAGGCCGATTCGTATTCCTACGCCGTTCACTAAGGCGAATCAGTACAATTATGTGATGGTTGAGAATCCGGGACGTCCGGTTAATAACATTGGTTTTGAGGGTTACACGCCTAGCGTGTTTTTCTATTTTATTACCAGCATTGATTATATTGCACCGAACACCACTCAGTTGACGCTCCAACTTGATGTGTGGACAACTTACTATCAGCGGATTAATTTCGGTCGCAGTTACCTTGAGCGCGGCCATATGGGTATCGCTGCAACCGATTCGTTTGATAATTATGGTAAGAATTGGCTGACGCAGCCTGAGGGCCTGGATATGGGTTCTGAGCACCAGATTATTCGGACTTACCGTCGGATGCTTGCTGACGTTAATAACTATGATTATGTTGTTATCGTTACTTCAACTACTAAGTTAGATGAAATGCAGGGTTATGGTACCACAGACAATCCCCGCGTAGATATGGCAACGTCTTCAAGAATTGAAGGATTACCTAATGGTGTTGAGATTTATGGTTGCACCGCGCAGGAATTCAAAAAGGGTATGACGGGTCTACGGTATTTTCCATGGGTTGCGCAGGGGATTGGATCAATTACGATTGTTCCGAAAGATATTGTTGACTTGAATGCTGGTTATAAAATTAAAGTCGGGAAAGACACGGGTCAAGGAAACTGGACCTGTCTATCTGATGATAGTGTTTACATTAATCGCAACTATTCGTTGACTGACGCTAGTTTCAGGAATGAATTCTTTTCTCTACTTCCCAAAGAGTATCGGGAACTCAAGAAGTTTGTGACATCGCCTTACTGTATTGTTGAGTTAACGACGTATTCTGGTAATCCTGTTGAGTTTAGGCCCGAATCTATTCGCACTGCGGGAATTAACATTAACCAATATGCGCATGTTGCACCACCTAATCCGTCTTTGTTTTTCACTATCCGCGACTATAACACAATTACAGAATCTGTGATTGTTGAGCGTCGCGCCGGTAAGGTGACAAACGAATATGGCGAAGGATGGGACATGTGCACTGGCTACACATCATTGCCCACATTTTCGGCTGTTAATAATTCCTCGCTGAATGCACTGGCTTCCTCAGCGCACACTGCGGCGGCTCAGGTGAATAACGCTAAGTGGCAGCAACAGCGTGCTCAGCGTGCTGCTAATTCTGCGCGTGACGTTGCTAATGCGGGTATTGCTGCGACTCAGGCTGGGGCTGAGAATTCTATGTGGGGTAATTCTGCTATGGCGGATTCTCAGTCACGTTACAATAACATGAGGGCAACTGTACAGGCTACGCAAGGTGCCATGACTGCACTTGGCGGTGTTATGGGGCTGAATGGTTCGGCGGCTGGTGCTGGTATTGGTCAGGCGGCTACGGCCGGCGTTAGCGCCATGATTAATAACTCTCAGGCACAATCAACGGCTAATATTCAGAATCAGTTGGCTAGCGGCGCTTCGCAGATTTCTCAGCAACAGCAAAGGACCGTGCGTGATACTAATTATGAATTGGCTCAGTTCGCCGCCAATGGGGACTATGAGGCAGCCATCGCATCGATTAACGGTCAACGGCAGGACATGCAGGTCATTCCTCCGTCCGTTGTTGGTCAGACATCGGGCTACGTTTCTGCGATGGTCTCCAACGGGCTTGTGATTGATGCTAGAATTAGGAGTGTTTCGCCGGCTGCGATGCGTAGCATTGGTGATTTCTGGCTTAGGTATGGGTACTTGATGAATACTTGGATTAAGTTCCCGAATACTCTTAGTCTCATGACTGAATTCACGTACTGGAAGATGGCTGAGTGCTACTTGGTTGATACGACTATTCCTGAGGGATTCAAGGCCAGTGTGCGGGGAATATTTGAAAAGGGTGTTACTGTGTGGCGTTCTCCTCAGCGTATTGGTAACACAAATGTTCGCAACAATCGGATTGACAAGACGGTTAGGGTGACTCTCAGTGAGTAAAAAGGATTATGTGCTTAACGGCATCTACAAGAAAATTATGGCATCTCCCCCGTCTTCGTCGGAAGCACGGCAGATGCAACTTGAGCACATGTACCGGCGACAGTTAATGGGGAAGTGTCTTTCCCGGTTCACCTGGGAGGGGCTACCTAATGGAATTGATCCCCGGTTTATTGAAGCAACTATCTTCAATAACGGGTATTCGGTTTTCTATTTCGATAGTTTCTTTGAATTGTTTATGGCAATGCCCGCAACAATCTCAGGACCGCTGGACATTCAGGATAATCCCACTGGATATCGTGTCACCCGAAACGGCGTCTATTCTCGTGAGGTGAGCGCTTCGGAGTCGGTATGTATTTGGGGGAATCAGGTCCGTGAGCCTGAAATTGACGTAGTGCTTTCTTACGCTGCAAGGCTTGCTCAGATTGATAGAACAATTGAAATTGATTTGCTGAATGAGCGCAATCCCATGATTGTTGCTTGCTCTCAGGACCAACGCCTCACTATTCAGAATCTTATTTCTAAGATTTACGATGGTGAGCCCGTTGTATGGGGCACTGAGAATATGAGTATGGATAATCTCGCTAACACCATTGGGGTGTTTCCGCTTAATCAGAATGCTGGTGCTGGGGCTGTTTCTTCAATCAAGCATATGGAATCTAAGGCCAAGATTTGGGGCGAAGCGCTAACAATGCTTGGAATTATGAATGTTAATTCCGAGAAGCGTGAGCGCATGGTGGTTGAGGAGGCGGCCGCCAATTCTGGTCAAGTTTTGGCTTCCCGTGAGTCGTTTATGAAGCCGCGCGAGTTGGCGTGTGAGCAGATTAATGATATGTTCGGGCTTAACGTGTCATGCTATTGGGCTGTAGACGATAATGCTGCGCCGAACCTTAATGACTATCTTGCTAATTCCAATTTGACAACCTATGGGGGTGACGATGGCGGTAACAACGATAATGCTTCGTGACGTTGTGCGGATAACTGATGACCATATTGGCCTTGACGATTATCCGATCTTCGACGAAGCATACAGGAAAACACTGAATGACCGGATTAAGAAGACCTATTGGCTTCAAGAGATTGCTCACGAGACAATAGATATTTTTATCTGGCGCCTAAACCTTAAGATGAATTTGATTATGCCTCGGTATAATCGAATGTATCTGGCAGAACTGCAAAACACGGACCCGCTCGAAGGCAATCGCCACTACAGCGAGACCAGCCAGGATGGCAAGTCCCAGAATTCCGGGATCAACCACCAGACCGGCAGCGGTAGCGGCACCAACAAGTCCAAGGGGCGCACGGTGGGGTCGGATACTCCTCAGACGCGCCTCGCGGGCGATGGGGACTATGCTACTTCTATCAGTGACGCGAGTACTTCGGGCGATACTACGTCGCGTAATGAGTCGGATAGTACGTCATCGTCAAACAACAATTATGTCAACAATCAACACTCTAGTTCGTGGGGTTATTCCGGCTCCAAGGCTCGAGCGATCGCGGACTATCGGGGAACACTGCTTAACGTTGATGACTTAGTGATCGCGGAACTCAGTGATCTATTCCTAGGACTATGGGACACGGACATGCCCCATACTCCTGGGGGACTTATTAATGGATACACTTACGGCCTAGGACTTGGAGGATATTATGGCTACTGGTGATGAGATTCTGGGTAATATTGATCGGGCACTCTGGCGCGTTCAGGCTCGAAGCATTAATAACATCACACCTTTCACGTATCGCGACGGACTCACTTATGTTGACGTGCTTGAGCGGCTTCGTAAGTCTGTTATTGATGTCATCGACTTCACTAACAGTTTTGGTGAGGAACAGGATAAGGTCATTAAGCGGATCAATGAAGTTGTTTCTAACTTCATTACGGAGATGGAAAAGGCTCACACCAAATGGGATGCTGCTGTCGAGGAAAAGCGTACAGCGATGGAACAGCGAATGCGCGATTTTGAAAATCGCGTGGTTACCGCCGCATTTACTGCGACCAATAATGAGTACACACTTGACGCTCCCACAATTGGCGGAGGAAAGATCGCCGTTCCATCTAAGAAGTGGCAAGATAAGACCAATACAGAGATTGCCGAGATCAAGAATGCTGCTAACACCCTAAGCAGCGACGTTACTGCAAGGCTTGCCACACTTAAGCAAAGTGTTGACAACGATTTCTATAACAAGGCTACCAGCGATAAGCGTTATGATCCGATTCACAGGGTGCTCTACCCACATTCTCTGATTATCGGTTCGTCTAATGCTGAGTCTCGTGGTTGGCCTAATGGTGTCTGGGAGCGTTGGTTGCAGGCTAAGGGTGAGATTCCGCATAACTACGGGTATTCTGGTGGTGGTTTCACTTCTACGCCCGATAACAATTTTAATACACAGATTGACAGGGCTATTGCGGATTCTAAGGGGGATCGCGCTAGGCTTACTGGACAAATCTATGTTATTGACATGCTGAATGACGTTCGCGGAAAGGCGGATATCCGCTCCTCGGCTGAGAGTTTTGTCAGAAAGTGTGTGCAGAACTTCCCTAATGCAAAGATCTATGTCATTCCGGTCCTGTATAATGAGCATTCCCTTAACAATAGTTGGGATATGGCAATGTTCTGTGCGAACCTAACCAATGTGATTAAGGAAGTGCTTCAACCATATGGCGGGCTTGTCTGCGAGAGTTCCCGATCTTGGTTCCACAACGGGAATCAGCCCAACTATTTTCCTAATGACGCTGGTGTTCATTTCAGTACTGCTGGGTATGAATTTGCTCAGAGACAGTTTGATCTTTGGCTTGAGGGCGGTTCGGGATGGATTGATCATGGTTGGTATGACCTGAAAAACGGTACTAATTATTCCAAGATTAAGAATGACGATAAACTTAACGCATATGTGTGTCGAAAAGGTGATGTTGTTTATATGCACGGGGAGTTCTCAACAATTCAAATGGCTCCCGGAGACAGGGTGTTCACTCTCCCCGCTTGGGCAAGACCGTATCGCCCAATGTATATTACTTCATGGAATGCTACTACTGGGTTCCCGCTTATTGCTGGTCCTAACGGAATTCTAGCTGTGAGTAGTAGTCTTGAGAATAATACCACGCTAGCATTTAATGGGTCCTACTGCATATTTTAGCAGTACCTAGCGGCCGCTACTCTTGATACAATTCAAGAGTAGCGGCCGTTAGGAGGAATCATGGCGTGGGATGCCACCGCGAAGAAAGTTGCCATTAAGGCTATCGGACAGGTTGAGTCGTCTATGGACTACTCGGCGATCAACTACAATGACCCAATTACCGTCGGAATTGCGCAATGGTATGGCACTCGCGCCGCCGCAATTCTGAACCGAATGCGCAGCGCGCACGCGACAGAATACGCGCGCGTTGACGTAAGTTTCCGGTCGCGGCTCGAGTCCGTTCCTGAATCCGATTCGTCCTGGAACACCTATTACCTGTCTCGCCCTGTAGGAGATAGTCTCAAGCCGTTACTTAATGCGAGCAAGGACATTCAGGGCGACCAGATTGTCAAGGACCTTGAAAACTATTTCAGTGTTGCTAAACAATATGGTATTAATCCTGATACCGACACGGACGCTTTTATTCTCTGGTGTGTTGCGTATCACCAGGGGCCACGATATGCTCTTCAGGTCGCAAACCACTACAGTGGTGGGGGCCTTGATGAGATGTATTCTGACATCATGGCTAACGGTGTCCTGGGGCGCTATAGCAATAGATATACTCAGGCAAAAAACATCATTGCTGGCAAAGACACTAGTGGTGTGGGCGAGGGTGGAATTAGTGCAAACACTCCGGGTAATGGTGGGAGTGTTGGAGAGAATTCTCAGTCGGTAAACGTGTCTGGCGGAAAACTAATTATCACTGCCAACAACTCAGGAATCCTTACCCTGCGATCAAAATTTGGTGTTTATCAAATGTTTTCCCGAGGGCACAATCTTTGGGAAGTAACCCTCAAAGACATTCAAGAGAAAATCGTCGGACAAAACCCACAAGCAAACAACGCAGGGGGCGGCGGAGGCGGCGGAACACCAGCTCCCGGTGGCTCCGGCAAGGGCGCTGCGGCACTCGCTTGGGTCATGGCCCGGCTTGGTAAGTTCGCCTACTGTCAGTGCCCTGGCAGGCAGGACCCTGACAACTCGGGCATCACGGACTGTAGTGGCCTCATGTATGCCGCCTATATGGCCACTAGCGGCACGTTCGTGGGCACTTGGACGGGTGACCAGTACTTCCGTGGGGCCGAACCATTTCCTCGCCGTGGCGGGGCTATGACGGCCGCTGAACGGTCCCAGTTGCGGCCCGGAGACATGATCGTTATGGCATGGAAGTCGACGGGTAGTTATTACCCTGAGACGGATCACGTTGAAATGGTGGTAGACTCAAATACTCTGGTGGGCCACGGCGGCAATCCCCATTATGGTCCAGTAACTAAATCTATTGATATTCTTGCTGGCACTCGCTGGTGGACTGTAAGGCGACACGAATGAAAAAGAAATTTTCCTACTATAGTTTTTCTAACGTTCTCTCATATGCGGGCGTATTTAATATGATTATGGGTGCCCGTGGTCTTGGTAAGACCTATGGCGCTAAGAAAATTGTTATTAAGAATGCAATCAACAAGGGACAACAATTCATCTACCTTCGACGCTACAAGACTGAACTCAAGGGGCGTAACAGTTTCTTTGCTGACATTCAACATGAATTTCCCGATGAGGAATTCCGTGTAAAGGGACAGTATGCTCAGCGTAAGGTTGGGAAGAAATGGGAGACTATTGGTTATTTCATTCCATTGTCTACTGCGCAAGCGAATAAGTCTATTGCGTATCCGAACGTTTACACAATCATTTTTGATGAATTCATCATCGATAAAGGTTCGCTGCGCTATCTTCCTGATGAGGCTAAGGTCTTTATGGACTTTTATTCCACAGTAGACCGATATCAAGACCGCGTGCGTTGCCTCATGCTTTCCAACGCTGTCAGCATCATGAATCCCTATTTTATTCGATTCCACATTGAGCCTAGGGAAGGAATTAGCCGTCACGCTGATGGATTCATCGTCACTGATTTCGTTAACAGTGAGCAATTCCAGTCAGAGGTGGCACACACCAGGTTCGGTTCATTCATTACGAACTATGCCGAGGACTATGCAGACTACTCTATCTCAAACAAATTCGCAGACAACTATGACGATTTCGTCATGAAAAAGACGGGGAAAGCCAAATACGCATTCTCCCTCCGCTGCCCCGACGGGGAGGTCTCCATATGGATCGACGGCGGCACATGGTTCGCCCAGCGCCGCCAACCTCGCGGGGATAGGGTAAGATGGGCCTATAAGGTCGCGGACCTGCGGGAGGGGGAGCGGCTACTCATGTATGGTGACAAGGTGCTCAGCATCATGCGGAGCACCTATCGGAAAGGTAGGCTTTTCTCCGACTCTCCTGAGACTCGAAACATGTTCGCTGAAATCTTTGTCCGATGATACACATTAATCCCACCACAATTGATATTGCCCTAATTCTAGGTGTCATATCTCTATCATCAATCGTTGGGCGTTTCATCTACAGGGCTACGCGCTTTATGGACCACCTATCCGAAATGTTAAGCGCATGGGACGGAAAGGATGGAATGCCCAGCGTAATGGACCGACTTGAAGATATTGAAGACAAATTGAAGGACGTTCAGTATCACGTCAAGCCGAACCACGGCGGATCAAGCGTTGATGCGCAGAACCGTCAACTAAGAGAAATCATTTCCTATCTAAAGGAGAAAAACAATGGGTGAGCACGAGTCCCCCAAGCCGCCATTCATTTCTGACACATATCGGCTATGGCTCTACGTCGTTAGCGCTGGAATTCTCGCATGCCTTGGAGTGTGGGGCATTCTCGACGGAGACAAGATTAGTGCACTCAACTTCCTTTTCGCGGCAATCTTCGGAATCGCAAGCAACAACGTTCCCCGCGGAAAGGCATCCTAATGGTAACCCGAGCAAACATCGTCGCCGCCGCTCAAGCGGAAATCGGATATTCCCGATGGGCTGACGATGAGGCAGGCAGCAAGTATGGGCGGTGGTACGCCCAGGTAACCGGATCGCCCAGTTTCGGTGCTTCCGGAGTCCCCTACTGCGACATGTTTGTGTCCTACATTCTCTCTAAGGTAGGGATCAACTGGGTTAGCGCCTACGTACCTGGCCGTGAGGCTCAGGCACGAGCTCGTGGTGTGCTCATCGACAAGTGGGACGTGCGCCCAGGCGATCTCATCACCTTCGATTTCGATGGTGCTGGAATTGCTCAGCACATTGGGGTCGTAGAACAGCCACCGAACTCTGCCGGTGTCTTCTATAGCATTGACGGAAACACCACTTGGGGCTTTGGCGGACCTCAGGATAATGGCGGTGTGGTTGCCCGCCGCGAGCGACATATGGACGAAGCACGCTACGGAATTCGTGTCGTCGACGACAACTCCGCCATTTCCAGTGGCGGCAATATCACAGAGATTCAGCGAATCCTTGGTGCCGTGCAAGACAACATTCTCGGTCCCGATACCGAGAAGCGAATGTGCGCCGTCATTAAGGCCAGCAACTGGGGTGGACGTGAATTCCCCTGGGGCGTCGCCTACACCCAGAGTGTCATCGGCACAGAGCCCGATGGTATCTGGGGCGACGCCAGCGAAGCCGCCCATGACCGTACCGTCGAGTCCCTACAGGCCGCCCTCGGCGTCACCATCGACGGCATATGGGGCCCTGAAACCTGGGCCGCCTGGGAGCGACTAGCCCGCACCGCAGAACGCCCATAATAAACAGTTAACCCCCGGAAGGAACCAACCACTTCCGGGGGTTAACTATGTCCTCACATATCAAGTGCTGTCAAATCAACTCCAATCAACTCTAGGCATGTATAGTAAAGATTGCGGCATTTATCTGTGCCATTGGGCCCAAATCGCTTGATCGTATTTTGTCCCACCAATTTGTCTAAAAACACCACGCGATTATCAGGCCAACCATATACATCGAGACGGTAATCAACGCCGTCAATCAAAATGCGATCACACCTAACCGCGATATTATAGCCCGGAAGTTGATCGACTAGATTAATTTTCTTGGCAAATTCTCTGAAATGGTACATTAGAGTACTCCCATGCTTTCCAAGCCCATCGCATAAAGGGCAAGATTTCTTTCCTCTAGCGATTCGTAGTAATTAATAACGCCGCTCTGTGTCTCGAAAGGATTCCACACTTCCATACAATAATCATTAATCAAGCGAAATGCTGTGTATCCACAATACACAATATTACATCCACCAGGTGTGTAGCATTCACGCATGCCCCAGTGGCGCAATACCCGTTTTACATTATTTGTTGTCGGAGGTTTCAGCTGCATTCTGAGCATTATAATCAACATTTCACATAAAATTTAATATGTAATTGTGTAATTAAGTAAAAATCTTACTGCCGCAACCAATTCATGCTCTAGTGAACAAGTTATCTCTCCCTTGAAAACCAAGTACCACAAATCACCATTTCTTGTGATGGTCATTAAGTCTTTTCCGAACCACACGCGAATCAA